CTACGCAAACGACACCGATTTAACAGTCGCATGATCCGGATCGTACTGCTTATCAGCTTTCTTTTCTTCTTCGGACGCTTTGTCTACTCCGCCATAGGTGCGTGGCACCACCACCAGAACAAAAAAGAATCTCAGCAGATCACCCAGCCGCAACAGGCATCTCCTGCACAAACTGACGTACGCTGATCGCTCGCGCCGATGATACTCCAGCATTAAGATTCCTTACCGGATGGCTAATCGCCTGACATTTAACCATCCGGTAAGGGATTTGAGTGATGAAACTTCACGCAGTCTTACCCACCCACACGTGCTGATATATCGGATAATCAACCGTTTTTTTCGCACAAATACACAATCTTTTAATCCCACTACACTGCGCTCAAATTGACGCTAATTAATATCTACAGAAAATATCACTGACTAAAACATTCATATTTCACATGAAATTAAATGCTTATTTGAATTGTTACCATTATTAAATTCTACAGGGTAATACCATGAGTATTTTTCATTATTTCCGTAAATAAGAAGCGGTGTTGAATGGATCGCAGACATTAAGTGTGTGATTAACCCTACTATCGAGCTGGACAGTCGCATCGATAAAATTCGCGCAATAAAAAGCCCTCTGTAAACAGAGGGCTTTTACATACTACCGGTTCAGAAACCGCTAAACGGGAGGAATATTATTCCCACTCAATTATTTACGGATAACATAAGCAATTGACTGATAACAACTTTTAAAACAATGAAATTTTTCATACCGTTTTATATACCGTCACCGGAAATCAGTACCATGAAAAATGCCATGTCACCTGGTCAGCGAATCGTACTGCTTTTCACAGACTCGTCCGGCTTCGGATGACCGATCAGCGTACTCTGCCAGTTGTCGGTTTCGCTCGAGAGATTTGCTGAGCACGTCGGCAAGCAAAACCCCGGTGTCTGCGGCTGACGCCCCAGCGCCGAAAGTGGCGTTATACTGCCTGAGCTGATCACGGATGGCAACGAGCTGTTGCTGCAACCTGCCAGCGCGAGCGGCAGCATCAAGAGCATCATTGCGCGCTTGGTCGATCCTCTGCTGCGCTTTACGTTCATTGGTAGCTTTCTCCTGTTCATCGTGCTTACGGGCTTTATCATCAGCCTGTTTCTGGTCTGCCTGCGCCTTCGCATACCCAGCTTCGTACTGCGTTTCACCATGATTAACCCATGCGACACGACAGCCAACCACAAGAGCAGCAAGCATCGTCACGATAAGCAACTGTTTCCAGTATGTTTTCACCAATAACATGATCATGATTCACTCACTGATACCGATCCGGTCATCAAAGGGAGTTGCCGGTTGTCTTTGGCGACGTTCACAGGCCAACGATAACCTGTCACGCGGGAGCGTGAGAATGCACGAATGTTGATAGCATCTGACTGATTACCACCCAGAACCATCAGGTCACCGTTCTGGTGCTGCCCGACCACAAATCCGACATGTCCGCCGCCGTCACGACTGAATACCACCACACAACCGTATGCCGGTTCCCGCAAACCAACACCCCAGTTAAGGTATGATTTTGCTGATTCGAAACGGGTAGATTTTATACCAACTCGTTCCAGCATCGCACCGACAAAGGCAGCGCACCACGGCGTTTCGTCATCCTTAATACCGCCGCGCTTAATGTCTTTCCAGAACTGGAGGATTAACGGATTATGGCGTGGTCCTTTAATCTCCATCTGCCCAATATGTTTACGTGCTTCTGTAATCCAGGCTAACTCACTCATGATGACCTCGATATTTTGAAAATCTGCACGACGTTACCGCGCGTCTTCAGGACGGCGGCAAGCATGACAGCGTTGATGACGACCTCCGATAAATCGGCGGCCATTGGCGTGTGATACCAGATGGCATAGGCAGCGCGGATGGGAATGCTGGCTGATGCCACGATAAGGAAGTAGGCTATCCATCCACCCCATCGGCGGTGTTGCGAACCATTACGCCGGAAGGTTCCGACGCGGATTGCTATCGCAGAACAGATAACCGCATTGGCAATGAGTAAAAGCAGCTCATGAGTTGTCATCGTCTTTTCTCCCCGGGATTAAATCGCGTGGATTGTCGGAACGGTGATAGAGCCAGATACCAATACGTACTGCGACGATTGCTGACACGAACGCGCCAGCAGAGAAGACGATCCCTTTCTCGAATGAATCCTGCGTGATAGTTGGGATCAGGCTGGCTACGCCGATAAGGATTGATGCAGTTGGTTTGTAGAAGAGAAGCCCGCATAGAAAGCTGAGCATCGACAGGAGAACCCGGCGGCGTATTGGATACTCAACGGCTGAGGTAATAAATATTACCGCACCAGATAAAGCACCAAGAGCCACCTCGGGAGGAACTCCGGCGATAACCGCAGCTAGAGACCCCATGCTAAGCCACTGATTTAAAGACTCACTGGTTAGCTGGGCTGACATAATGACCACCGTTTACTGTGCATAAAGACCCCCTTAGTTGGTGATCACATCATACACAATAAACCATATATGGTTTGAATTACCTAGGATAACTCCTACCAAAATTACCTTTTGGGTGATAATATTATAATCTGCATTAGACTTAATCACTTTACTACTTAGGTTTAAATTCTAAAATTATAATAGCTAACGTTTGAATGGGATTAAAATGAATCAAATGAAGTACAGACCTGACATAGATGGTTTGCGCACACTGGCTGTGTTGTTGGTTATCCTATACCATGTTGGAGTGCAGGGGATAAGTGGTGGTTTTGTTGGTGTTGATGTTTTTTTTGTGATTTCTGGGTATCTAATCACTGGAATCATATATCCTAAATTGCAAGACGGGACATTTAGCTATCAAGATTTTTATCTGAGGAGAATAAAAAGAATTTACCCAACTCTACTGTTAGTAGTTGCGGTGACATTCATTGCATCATACTTCTTCATGATGCAAACAGATTTTAAAGAATTCATAAATAGTGCTCTTGCATCGTTGCTTTCTTTAAGCAATTTCTTTTTCATGTTGAACACTGGTGGTTATTTTGATCAGTCTACAGACAATCTCCCGCTTTTACACACATGGTCATTATCTGTTGAAGAGCAGTTTTACATTATTTGGCCGATAATATTAACCATAGCATTTATATTTAAAAAGGGAACAGTTATATTCATAGTTTTCCTTTTGTTATCCATTGGATATTCTCAATACTTAACATTCACCAATCCTTCATTTGCTTACTACATGATACCATCTAGAGCTTTTGAATTGTTAATCGGTGGTATATGCTCAATTTATCTAAAAAATACATTTCCTACAATCAAGATCAGGTCTTTACTTGCATCGTTAGGTGCAATAATCATTATTGCTTCATCATTAATATTGTCAAAGCATTCAAATTTCCCAGGCTTGAATGCGCTGCCTGTATGTATTGGAACTGCAATGATAATAATTGCTGGTAATGGCAATATTTATCCACCAGTTAACAAAATCCTTAGTTTTAAGCCGATTGTTTACATAGGGAAAATATCCTATGCCGCTTACTTGTGGCATTGGCCATTAATTGCCTTTTATAATTATAGGGGCCTGCCTCTAACACCGTTAAATCAATTAACCATTATCATTACCACACTATTGTTATCAAGCATAACATTTCATTTTATTGAAAATAAGTCTAGGTATCTGAATTTTTCATTTCAAAAAACAGTCATAATATTTTTCGTTTTACCTGTCATTGCGTTTACAGGAATCACTATTGCCTCATATAAAACAGATGGATTCGCTTACCGATTCAAAGGTTACATCGATGAACTGAGCGCTGAAAATGATCCTAGCAAAATAAGAAGCGATTGCCATACAAACTATTATAAAAACAATTGGGATATCAAAAAAATAATTCCAGAGTGTAACATTGGTGATACATCAAGACCTGTTGATGGATACCTATGGGGAGACTCTTTTGGGAATGCAAGTGCAGGGTTCTTTGACTCTTACGGGAAGGCTAACGGACTTAATTTTCAAGAAAGAACAATAAGCTGGACCCCACCTATACCAGCAACCTCCTTTGGTCGCCCTAACTTCAAAAATGAATATAAAACCAGCACAGCAAGCTTTACCTCTTGGATATTCAATGAATCTCTAAAATATAAGTACGTTGTATTATCTGCAGACTGGAGACAATATGACAAATGTTCTCGTGATGAAATCACTGGTATACCTCATGAATGCGCTCTGTTTGATTCCAATGGTAACAACATCACTAGAGACTATAGAAACAGAGTTGAATCCATGATTAAAGAATACATCAATCACGGTGTGAATGTGATAATTTTCAACTCTGTTAATGGCATTGATTTCAATAAAATAAAATCAGGAAAAATAAGTGGAAAAGACATTTCCACAAAAGAATACATGAAAAAAGAGGTTATAGGAGATGATGAGTTTATTCATTATCTTGTTAAAAAATACCCACAAATCACTTATATTGATCCTAACAATATCCTCTGCAAAAATGGTTCATGCACAGGTCAAATTAATGGGAAAATAATCTATAGAGACGGCGGACACTTAAACTGGTCTGGTTCAAAGGAACTTGGAAGACTTTTCGTTAAAGAGTAATCGTAGAAGCGGCGCCGTTAAACGGCGCCTGATTTATATTAAACGCTAAGAGTCTGAATTATATCGGTATTGGCTTTATTAACGACTGGATAGTTACATGTTAAAGTTGAGTTTACGGTAAGATTTTCGCCAAACCAAAACTTATTTGATGTGGATACCGATGACGAACCAGCACCATCAATTTTCAAACATGCCAATGCATTTATAAAATTATTTCTGACACATCTAATGGTCTGATAGTGAGATAACCACGATTGGTTTCCATCGTCTCTTAATAATGTAGCAACGCCCTGAGATGTAAATGATTGTGAGGTAATCATGTTGCAAGTTAACTCCATAATACTATTGGAGGAACCAAGGGATATACCTGATGGCAAACTAGCAATAACATTACCACCCCTTAGTATATTTCTATTTACTCGAAGTATCTTTGGAGTATAACCGCTTGCGCTTAAATCAAGAAAAAATGATGAGACGGTCCCTAACTGATTGCCTGATATTTCTACAACACAATCAGAAGAGCATTTAATATTGAATCTATTATATGCACCAGTGAAATTGTTATTTGTTAATGATACTTTTTGATACCCCCCTCCAGAGTTACTCCACATTGCCCCAAAAACTGGCGTAGATGGTAAAGATGTTGACCATCTAAAGTCATTTCTATCAATAAATAACTCTTTACTATAACTTCCGAAACTTAAAGAGCAATTTCTTATTTCATTATCATGAATGAATACACGCTCAAAATTACTAACATGTAAGTTGGCGGTTCCTGATGTTAGCAACCTACCCATAATGTTATTAGTAAGACGCAGGACTGAGTTTGAAATTTCATCTTGATCTACTCCAATTATCATTCCAGTGCTTGTGATATTAATAATATTGTTATCTATCTTCCAGTCTGAGTTTATAACATGCGTATACAAAGTTAAAAATGACGGCGCAGAAAAATAATTGTCAGATATGGATACATTATAAGAATTCATAATGTAATCATTATTTCCAGATATTCCTAAAAGAAGGATTCTATCCTGTGATTGGACTGTATTCCCTGTAATTTCTATACTATTAACCCATCCTGTGTCAAACCACTCAGTACCCCTGTTCGTGTATATCATCATCCAATAGCTGCTTGTTGTAGCAGTATTCCCAGATACTGTTATTTGCCCCCATGGCTGCATAGCATAAACACTACCAACCATCCCATGTCCTGTATCGAAAGCCATGCATCCATCGATACAATCAAATGTATTACCTGTCACATTATATCTGTTGAACCCAAATCGGCCCTTAACCGAACCATTTCCGCGTGTATTTATTCTGTTTCTGAAAGTGTTTCCAGTTACTGTAATATCACCAATTAATATGCCATTTCCCAGATCCGAAAACGCCTGACCAGCACAATAGACTGCATGATCATACCAACCAAGGAAAGAGTTACATGAAACACGCAAATTCCTCGCATTACCAGCTACACAACTACCAGGAGCATCTTTAAAAACCATATCAAAAACGACCAGTCCTGACGTTTTTTTGTCATGGTTATAATATGTCTCCCCAGCAACTGGAATATTACCATCAGGACCATGTACATAAGGAGATGTACCACCTGGTTCAATATCACCATAATAAGTTTGGTCTGGAATTCCTGTAGTGCTGCTGGTTCCCGATGCAGCAACTTCAATTGAACGTGCATTACCATCAATTTGTAACCCATGCACCGACTGAGCACCTACAGCACCGCTCAGGAATCGGAATAATTTCCGTGTATCACGCGCCGGATCAATATCTATCGTCGAGCCATCAACAAAATACGTGCGATACCTACGAGTAATAATTGCACTACCGTCACCCCAAATAGAACGGACGTAAGACCAGACGTTAACAGCGGTATCAAAGCAATATGTACCAGGCGGGAAATACACTGAGCATTTCCTGTTATGGGCCTCATCCATTACCTGTTGGACTTTTGGCTGATGGTTTACTGACAAGTCACCTGACTCCAGTGCTGCCATCTCAGTTTCATCCATATACTTTGTTGCTAACAGGCTTGGAGTATTATCTATGTATTCGTCAAGACTCCCGTACTTAGTACCGATATAACTGGCACCAGTAGGCTTTGCCAGCTCCAGCAGAACATCAGAGGCAGAACCAGATTCCGGTAACAACATGATCGGGTTACCGTCATTATCCATACCAACAATTTTATTCTTGCGGAACTCAACAGGTGGTAATTGCGGGATGCTTTCTCCTGTGCGGATCGTTCTGCTGAACAAAGAATCTGTATAAGATGTGTTTCCTGCGCTTAATGAATCTGCATAATTTTTAGTAGCTGCATCCTGCGGCCTGACAGGGTCGCGCAGGTTACGGATATTATTGCCAAGAGCATCATAATAATTTGCCACGAATGATGGCTTACGAAGAGCAAGGCTTAACCAACTGCGTACCTGCTGAATCAGCATCGTCAGTTTATCAAAAGCATCCTCATGCACTTCTGCGAAGAACTTACCCTGATTTCGGAGATCTGTTTCCTGGGTAACCGGCAACTCTCGTGATATCGAAATCTGATAACCGTCGGCAAGAGGCGATGACAAAACAACATTTCCGCCAGTGTATCCGCCAGCACCAGTTACCGTGTAATCAGTGTCCAGTGTTAATTCAGTGATGTTTTCGCTCAGGTCAACAACCTGCACCACCAGATCAGACTTATGAAAAATTCGGAAGGTATAGGGGAATGATGTCGTGACCCCGTTCCCAGTGTAGTCATTGTGGTCAACTTCGGTTGAAACCGTCATGTCATTTTCTCCAGATTGCTTTTGCGCCCGGCGCGCATGCACTCTGGATCATTCTATTACCCAGAAAACCTTATATGAATCGTTTAGGTATTAATCAGTTGTTTTATTACCTTACAGGTAATTTGCATTTCATGCTGGATAGTCCTGACATCTTCTGATACTGTATATTTATACAGTGATTGCATGGAGAAGAAGAGATGCAACGGCAGTATCACCATCCGATGGAAGAAGGATTTGAGGAAAGAATACACACGCCGGTAGGCGTTAGGTCCCTGGTGGAGGATTCGCATCTTATGAAGTTGCTGCGGGAACTCGATAAAGATGGCTTCAATGTTGATGGGCCACTTGCTGAACTGGTTGCGCTTGTGAATTACGTCACAAGTTCTCAAATGACTATGCAGGATCTGCAAACGCATCTCGATTACTGTGCCGAACAGTTACGAAAACAAACCACATAAGGTTGAAATATCCTACAACATGCGTTTATTATTACCTTTACGGTAAATTTACAACGCAAAATACTTGTGCCATAGTGATCAGGCACTGGCAAAATCCAGTGCCGGGATTGAGACCCCGTTGACTACAAAGGCGCATTTACCGCGCAAGCGGTTTTTTTATGCGTAATGCACAGCGACACCCAAATTATGGTGGGCTGGGCGGGGCAGCCGAAAGGCTGGCCGGGTCCTTTGTAGCCGGTAGTCTCAACCCTGCTCAGTTCACCACCCGCAAGATTGAGACCTTCGGTGGTGATTAACCTGACTACAAAGGTGATCGCTATGACAGCTCAGAAAAACCCCACCCCTGATGCAGTGTTTAAATTCGAATCTTCTACCCCTGTTCGCATGTTTAATATCGATGGTAACCCTTGGTTTGCTGCATCAGACATTTGCAAGGCTCTTGGTCTGACAAACTCACGCATGTCTTTAAAGGCACTTGATGATGATGAGAAGGGAGTAAGTTCAACTTACACCCCTGGAGGAAGCCAGTCAGTTAGCGTCATCAATGAATCAGGCCTCTACACTCTGATCCTTCGCTGCCGCGATGCGGTTACTCCAGGAACTATCCCCTACCGCTTCCGCAAATGGGTAACTGGCGAAGTTCTCCCGCAAATCCGTCGCACCGGGCGCTACGTTTGTGAGGAATTATCTCCGGCAGATAAAGCGCAAAAGGTTGTGGCCAGCTTCATGCCAGCCATTCTGGAAGCGATGAAGACGGGAGAAAAGCAGGAATACAGCGCCCCACTCAAGCCGAACTACCGTGAGCACATCCATTCACCTGAAGGTGTTCTTGGCCTGTCTGAGCACTCCCTGATGATGAACCTGCTGCGCCAGTTAGATAGCGACGGACATGACGTTGAAGGTGCTGTAGCAGAGTTCACGGCGATGGTGAGTTACATCGTTGGTGCCAGTAAATGCCTGCGCGATATCCAGACGCACGCGCAGTACATCAACAGCATGGTCGGTAAGTTCTGAGGACAGAGGCGCAGGGAAGCGCTACAATTCTTCGCCATAATTTAGTGGCCTACACATGGAAAAAGAAATGAAAAAAGCATTAGCAGTGCTGTTTGTTCTGTTGTCTCTGGGTTCTGCTACACAGGCTTTCGCTGGAAACTGCCAGCATGACAGCGATACAGCTTCGGATGGATCACGCTGCGGTGGTCGTTCTGCTGATTCTCGTCCTGGCGGGCGTTGAAAAATTAAGGCCGCTACGGCGGCCTTTGTGACATGTCACATTTTTTTAGTTTTATTTAGCTCTATTATATCAAGGTAAGAACTTTCATAGCTCTTGCCGAATAAAGATAAGCAAATCGTGTCAAGCTCTTTCTTGTGACGCGTTGCTCTATCAAAATTACCACCCCAGCAGCATATAAACCCTCCAAGCAAGGCTGATTCAAAAAGTAGTGATGCTGCACCTATATGCCTGAACCAAAGGTCGATGAGTAATGCTGATAGCATTATCAATGATCCCCATCCGCCTATCTTTTTCCATCTCTCTGCTTCGTACTGAAGAGATGCGATATATTCGATTTTATCTCTCGTCATTAGTTACCCACCGCTTTCCCTAAATCTGGCGCTCTACGCGGAGCTGTCTGGCCAGGCTCCCACCAGCTAGTTGTGTTGAATTCACGCTGTGCGCGGTCCCTTACTCTGTCGTTGTACCCTGGGTTTGCCATCTCCTGAAGCTGTTGCAGGATCAGGTGATTAGTTATTGCTTTAGCATACCAAAGGTTAGCGAAAGGGGTGATCATTCTAGCGGTCTTAAGCGCATCGGCGCCGAATGATGTTTCCTCACCCTGTAGAGCCTTCTGCGGGTTAGTGATCAGTAGCTTGGTTAACTGTTCTGCAAAGCTCAGCACTGGCCCGCCAATGGTAGCCGCAATACTTGAGCCATATTGCGTATGGTCCTGAAAGAGGAAATCGCCGTAGATGCCGAAAGAGCCGCCTTTCAGTAGCGCCTGCACCCATGTCGTTGGCTTGGACATGTCGAGTGGATCATTACCGGTAAGCATGCTGTTCATCTGGTTTGCAAACATCCCGGCCAGTGTCGTACCAGCAATGTAAGACGCTAGGAATTTTATGGCAGGTACCGTATCAAGATCCTTGGAGCGATTTACCAACTGACGAAAACCTGCAAACGGAGTTGTCTTAAAGAGCATAAAGCTCTTAATTAACTGGCCGGCATCGTCGCGGGCGTATGTGTCCAGACCTGTTGCGGTCGTTACGGCGCTGGTCATTTCACCGTGTGTGATACCCAGCAATTTCTGTGCGGATTCAGCGCGGGCATTGCGAACCATGCGCGTGATAGTCTGCTCTGCTTCTGCGTCGAATGCTTCTTTCATCCGTTTCAGACGCTCAGGAGGAAGATCGCCAAGCGCTGCCAGTGCGGCTTCGCTCCCGGCGCGAACCTGTGCAATACGGTCTGCCATGATACCGGTGATGACGTCATCGGACACTGCGTAAATCGCATCAGGAGTCATGCCCATATGCCCGGCGGTTGTCATTGGCTGGAGGTCTGCCGCTGCCATGATAGCCCAGTCCTCATTGCTCCAGCCTTTGTTAGCCAGGATGGTTTTATCTGACCCTTTAACATCGTCCAGCGTCTTATATTTGCGCGTCAGTTCGCCAATGTTTTTGTACATCAACAGGCCGAACGCAGCTTTGTTTGCGCGGTCCATGGCTATCAACCCGGACCACTTCAGGGTCTTCTCAGCAAACCAGCCGGTAATACCGCGAGAAAGGTCAAATCCTCCCATCTTCGATACGACAGCAGCATGCGAATCTACCAGCAAGCCGAGCTCAGCATTCGCCCTTTTCGCGTCACCACTAAAAAGGTTCTTAATGGTGTTGGCTGAAAGGTGCATGCCGTCGCGGGTGAAGCCAAGTGCCTGAGCGTTGGCGCGCATGATGGCCTGATCGCTGGTTGCCGTCAGCACGCTGGTGCCCAGCATGGCGCTGGTCATCAGGTTACGCAGGCCACCGACTGCCGACGTGAATACACTCGATGTAGCCGCACCGTTAAGCCCGGCCATCGAGTTGAACATGCGCTCAACCATCTTACGCTCTTCGTTCATATGCCCTACCGCCTTTCCTCCTGTGACTGCTCGCTGGTACACACGGTCCAGCACAAGGGAAAAGTTTCTGGCAGCGTCAGGTCCGAAGGCTTTAACAACCCCCAGATCGCGAGAAGATGATTGCAGGTGTGACATCATCACGCCAGCCACCGGCTGCTGCGTATAGCGCTCCATATAGGCGAAGTGAGATTGCGCATCCTTGAATGCCATTACCCTACTCTGTGATCCTCGGCTCTTTATTCCGCCGGTTCCCATGAATGCGCCAGGGTCGATTTTGTTGGCCCCGTCAGTAGCTTTAGTTTCAAAGATCGCTTCCAGCGCCTGACGATACTCGATGTCATTCATCGGGCTGCCGTCCGGATTGACGTAGTTGCTACGATCCTGCGTGTTGTAGACATCATCCACCCATGCCTGGCGGGCGAACTCAATTGGGGGCTGACGACCGGATAACTGAGCCTTCACACGCTCAGCAGCAGGGAGTGAAGCCAGCCATTCATCGCGCCCGGCGTTGCGAATAAAATCAGCGTCGTCCACATACGGCAGATGCCAGTCGTCTCGCAGACCGATATCAAAACCGTTGTCGTTCATCTCCTGGCGAGCACGGCTGGTTACGTCATTCCATACTTGTGCAATTTTCTTCGCCTGCGGGTTCCCGGTATCTTCGCCGTACAGCTCTTTCAGGATCTGGAACTGTGCAGACTTTGCAGCCTGCTGGTCGAACAGGCTGCGGAACCTCTGCTCGCCAAGCGCTTTGCTCTGTTCGAAGAATTTTCGGACATCATCACCTGCCTTGAGCAGTTCAGCGCTGAGCTGGCGTGACCAGTCCTGATAAGCTCCAGTAGCCAGTTCTTCGGCAGAGGTCACGTTGATATCTGGATCTTTTCCGAAAATCTTCGTACGCCTCCCAGCGAAGATAAACTGCTGCAAATTGGCGGGGGTTTGCTGTTCTGGCGGGATATTGGTGTCAAGGGTATCTGTAACCCTGCTGATGGCGATCGCGTTTTGAGCTACGCGCTGGCGCTTCTTATAGACATCATGCACAACGCGCTGACTCACAAGATCAGCTGCTTCCATGTATGTTTGCGCATCCGGGATGCCAGTTTTACCTTCCCTGGCATTCTTTTTATGCACCTGACGTACGGCTTCTTTGATACGGTCCTCAATACCTTTTAGCTCATCAGCCTTTGGCTGGCGTCCCAGTGTCTGCGCAATGGCTTCAACACATGCCTGTTTCATTATGGGTTCCTCAGGAAGCACGCGGCGGCAACGGAATATACTTTCGATTCTTTCTGCACGGTCTGGATTTGCTCATCAAATTCAGCCAGTACATCGGAGAGTTTCGCAGGCTGCCCAGTGTCAGGGTGTGTAATTGTCAGATCCGGATTAGTGGTCGCCATATCGCGCGCCGCCATCAGGTCGTAACTGTTGGATGAAATCGCCTGGCCGGTGTCTGGATCCACACTGACCTGTCCGCCTGTTTCGTCTGCTGCCGTGAATGCACTTTCGGCACGCGGCGCCGGAGCTTCTCCAGCCAGTTCTGACGGCGTTTCATACCTGACACCATTCTCTTCGAAAACCTGCTGCATTGCATGGTACTGCTCGTTTGCTGATTCCAGCATGCCTGGTCGCGCAGGACCATCCAGCCCGCGCGCCATCATCCCAACGTTAACAGGCTGCCCATCATTCAGTTGCCGGTACGCTTCATCCATGGCCGCCACATGGCTGTTAATGCTCTCGTTATTGGCATGCAGAACAGGCGACGATTCCAGATCGTAATACAGCCCTTCATTCAGCGTGTGAGCTGCATCGATGTCACTCGGCTTAATGGCATGAATATCTGTAGCTGCGGTAGGTTCTTTCACCGGTGTCTGAGCATCAGATCGCATCGGTTCTCCTGGCGCATCAGTCACTGGCACAGCTTCAGTCGCCGGTGATGGCTCTGCGGTTACTTCAGGTGTGCTATGCACTTCTGCCGCCGGGATCGGTGCTTCAGTATCAGCCGGAGGAGGAACATCAGCATTTCGCGCAGCAAGGTGATGGGCACCACCAAAAGCACCACCCAGCACCGCATCCACCAGCATCGCCTGACCGTCGAATACCCGGTACTGTTTCGCCATCTCGGTATAGCCTTTTTCCTCCAGCGTTTCGCCGACTGAATACCGGTTCAGCCCTCCGAATCCTGTATTGATTGCCACACCTGAAGCGATGCGTGTTGTCAGCGTGGTGCCGATAGCAGCAGGAAGGGCCATGCCAGCCGCGTTGAACAGGCTCTGCTGCGTTGCCAGGTTACGCGCTGTAGGCTCATCTACCCCCTTCCCTTTGAAGTCCTGATAGGACTGTTCATACGTGGAACTGAATGCCGTTGCTGCGCCGACGGTTGGTCCACCGATGATCGTAGCGCCAATGGCAGGGACGAACTGACCAAGACCGTATAGCACCTCTGCCGCGGTCCCCTGGCTCCCAGCATCCGGTTTCACGTACCCTCGTGCATCCTGCAACTGTTTGCCGATCGTGTCGTAGGTATCATTCAGCGCCTTGTCGGCATCTGGAAACATCACTCGGAAGATATTGACGGTAGGCGCAACGTCTGCGGTAAATGCCGGATCGCTTATCAGGCGCTTACTAAATCCGACAGCAGACTGAGCGAGACCGAGAGTACCTTCCGCCACGCCGCGCACTGGTGCAGCGATTGAACCCTGGAAGAAAGTCGGCTCGTAATCTTCTGGTCGTGCCGGGTTGGCTGCTGTTTTATCGTCGGTCCACGCCTGGCCTTCCGGAGCCAGAGAAAATACATCAGCCATTATTCAACCCTCACGACGATAGCTTCATTGGTTTTCGGATCCGTAGCCCAGCGACCGCTGCCACTTACCAGCCGATACTGGTTATTGCCGATATTGACTGGTGTGAAGTTTGATGCGGCGTTGACATTCAGCCCGGCGTTTTTCAGCGCCTGCTGAGCAGATGCGGTGTAGCGGTCCTTAAATGTCGATTTATCCATGCCGAATGGCATTACCACATCACCGCCATTAAACCCCTTGTACACACCCCCCGTGGCGTACTGTGCAGCCTTCTCTACGACATCTGAGTTGGCCGCATCCGTTCTCGTCATGGAAGCGTCTCCGGACTGATAAGCGATTCCGGCGTAAGCGGCTTTAAACAGGTTATAGCTGAGCTGGCGCGCCTGCGGGTTGTTGGCGAACGAGTTGCCTACCTGATCGTCGAATGCTCGCTTCAGCTTATCCTCGCTCGGAAGTTGGACTGGGGTTATTCCCGCATCTTTCATCGCTTTAGTTGGGCTGAGTAACTGATCACCGGCCAGGATTACCTTCGATACATCGTATTTATTCATGGTCGGCTTGTAGCCTATGAACTGGCTATAGGCGATAGACGGCTTGGTGTTATCGTACTGGTTATCAGGAGTTCCAAGCAGCAGCGCAGAATAGGCGGTTGCTGCGTTGTTTGGCGCAATGGCAGAGGCTACCTGTCGCATAGCCGGAGCAGGAAGAGTTTCACCCATGCTCTGCAACAGACTGATGGTCTGGTTTACATCTTTGGTACCGCGTACCTGCTCGGACAGTGCAGCAGCCTCTTCACTAGACAGAATAGGTGCATTGATACCCAGTGCGCGCAGGCTTTCCTGAGACGAGAATCGATTGACAACCTCAGAGGTGATGTCATTCGGGTTGTTACTTGCAATAGGCTTATATGCCCCAATTTCTACCGCGGCATTAAACGGGTTATTCTGGCGCTGGGTGATAACCTTCGTGGCCGCAGCTGTTACCTGATCAAATAACTGAGCACGCGAAGCATAACCTTCCCCAGTTTCTTCAGTACCAGGACGCAACTGCTCTACATATGCAGTAATGCTGCTGATCGGCATATTGCGGAACGAGCCGATGTACTGTCCGGCAATCTGCGTGTTGCGAAACTCGGTATAGCGTAGATTTCCCTCCCGCACGCCGTAGGCGGCGAGGAAGTCGTTCTGCGTAGGAGCATCAGGGAAGTCAACGCCGCGCATGTATGCTGCGCTGGCATCACGCACACGACTGTCGATATTAGTGCGATATTCCGCCTGCTGCTGCTTACGGATCTGGTCAGCCTGGCGAAGGAATGTAGCCTGGGCCTCCGGAGATGCAGCGTCAAATGCCGCGTTTCCCGTGTAACGCTTGGTGCTGGTAGGCAGTTGTGACAGACCGATAGCCGCGCTAACACCGATAGCAAGTTGCTGATCACTGTACGGCTGGCTGCCGTTCTCATGTTGGATAATGGAGGCACACAAAGCCTTTAGCGTATCAGGATTTGATGCGTCAAGCGGCTGGTCTGGCGTTACGCCGAGTTGAGCACATACTGCCTGAATGTAGGCGTCGGTGTCGTTATTGTCAGACGGCGGGGCCCAGCGGTTAATGATGTCGCTGACAGTATCAATGCCTTGTCGCTGGTACGACAGAAGGTTGCGACCAAGCGCCCGAATGCCGTGCTCTGGCGTTTCGAATTTCGCAAAGCGACCATCATCACCGGTCTGGCCTACCCACGGATTGGTTTTGCTGTACTCAAGATTGCCGGGGTTATTGTTGCGAATACCACGAGCGCTATCACCAGAACCACCTTCTGATACTGCACGGCGGGATCCGGTAACTGTATCGCTTAACTCACCATTGCTCTGAATGAACTCGATGGAGTTGTTGGCTGACCACTGTGACAGTGACGCATCAGCAACCTTCTCCTTAAACTCAATCTTTTTGGCCTGTATCTGCTCAGTGCTCCAGCCATGTGCTGCTCCGTAATCTTCGATTTGCTGGAAGGTCTGCTTGTTGTAGAGCACATAGTTGGCATTGTCTCCGTAGGCGGCGGCAGCCAGTTTCCCGTTATTCGCCAGAGTCGCCTGGAACTGACCTTCTTCATATGCATTAAGTTGACTAATCTCATGTCGACCAACCTGGGTAGTGAACTGAATGCGCTGCTGCTGCGCCTGCTGCATAAAACCAGCACGGGCACCTTCCGGAAGTGTCATCGCGATCTGCTCTGCCTGAGCGTCGAACTGCTGAGTATAAGCCTGCCCCTTTCCAAGAGCGTTCTTACCCTGCATGTTGAGAAGACCGGTATCAGGGTTAGTCAGAAGATCGCTGGAAATCTGGCTGAGTTGCAATGAGGCGTCCTGAGCCTGGGCGACATCGGCACGCTGCTTTGCCTGTGCAAAAACATCAAGTGCTTTGCCGCCAACCTGTGTCAGCGCATCACCGATGTTTGGTTGTTCGAAAGCCTGAAACCCAGGAGACTGAAACCCTCTGCTTTCTACCTGGCGTCCGGTAACTGTAGGTACAACTGGCATTTTGATATCTCCTTATCGACCGGTTGGTGTGCCGATAGCAGCGCTTATTGGTGCCGCTTTGCTTTGGGTGAATGGTGACCACGTTCCGCCGCCCATCTGGTAAGCACCGTATGCCTGAAGTGGAGCAGTCAGCAGTGTGGTAAATGCGCCCATATTTCCCTGCTTACGCGAAGCGCTGGCCTGGGCTTTGTAGTTGGCAGCCTGAACTTCATACCCATACGCTTCACGCTGAGCGTTATTAACCGTAGTCAGCGCATCCAGCGCGCCAAACTGAGCCGTATCGCCGAAGATATCCAGTGCTCCACCAGTGGAGAGGTCTGCACCTGTAGCCCCCATGGTCGCCGCCTGAGTGCCGGCGGCCTGCAGATTGCGACGGCGAACCTCATCAGCCTGAGCGTTGCCACGGTTGATAGAATCCTGTGCCTGTGCCGTAGCCACCTCTGCATTTTGCTCGGCAACAGCAGATGAATACTTACCTTGCTGGTACTGGTTGTATGCTGAAACGCCACTTAAAGCGACACTGGCGCCAGCGAGAGCGATAGCCGGGCTGCACATTATTTTCTCTCCATGTGGAAACGGTGAAACGGTAGGCTGTAAATGCCGTATGGCTGGGGTTCATCGATGGTGAATCCCAGCCAGTGAAGCCAGATGCGCGCAGTGTGGTTGCGTGCATCAACATAATTTTCAAGATACGGGTAAACAGTCAGCATTGCATTGACCACTTTTCCGCAGCGGCGAAGGAAGGTGCGCTGGTATTTCTCCAGCGCGTCAGTGCCCACCAGCCATGGTATGCCGCTGCCGCCGATCATTGATGCCGGCGCTACGCCGAAGATGGTCACCACCTCACCGTTTATCAGACCGGCGCAGCAGAATGTTGACGTACGCAGACCGGTTTCCAGGACGCGGCGCGGACTCCATCCATTGGTTGCCAGAAATTCATTGATATCAGCCTGACGAACAAGCGGAATAATGGCTTCGATATGCTCCGCGGTAGCGGGTACGATCTGAGCGTTAATCATCAGAAGTCTCCGACGGTAAGGCGAGGCAATACAGCAAGAACAGAAAGTGGAAGCGGGTCGAGCTGGCGAACCTTAACACGTCCGTTTTTATCCCAGTTGCTGTCGAGTTTTACTTCAACCTTGCCGGTAGCGTCATCAACAGGATCGTCGTAGAACTCAAATTCACGCTGCGGATGTTCATACCAGGTTCCACCAGGAGTTGTTGCCCAGATTCCGCGGCTGGAATTAACAACCATCGTTACAGTAGGAATGACCTGCTTTTTATCCAGCAGCGTTTCCTGACCGTTGATATTGATGTCTAGAGTTTCGAATTCAGCGGTGATAGGCAAACCGATATGAACAACTGCGCCGGGTGATTCCAGCGTGACAGAGCCACCAGTTACAGTTTTTTGCGGCTCAACGCTGGCATCTGACAGGATGTTTACCGTCTGACCTTCAAGGTGTGACAGGCCACCGAACGTCTGGCGCGCCATCTGCCAGTTAGTTGTGGCCACATTGCGAAGTACCGACGGGACGTTACGGTTGAAGCGCACGACTACCGCGGTATTACTGGTCACTGAAATTATGTCGCCACGCAGCTCTTTAGCCACCGGCTCGTTGGTGTCTGGATCCGTTCCGGTATATGGGAACTGAATCTGAGCGCCAACATCCGTACTGACGAAGTAAGCCCCACCACTCACAGTAACCGGATAATCGACCTGATAACTCCATTCGCCGGCGCCACCGCTGATGGTCATTGTGCGGGATGATGTATTGCGCCCGTCGTAGCTCAGGCCACAATCGACAAAGAACGCATCTTCATCACTGGTAAACAGGCGGCTGGACAGGCGCTCAATGTATCGTTTCGTCTGACCGTTGATAGTACGGTTAACCACGAAGTAAACTGCATCCTCGCTGCCTTCACTGATGGAGCAGGTGCTTTCGTACTTCCCGGCGCTGGACTGCGGCGCCCAGGCGAAAACCTGCTGATCGCGCAGATACGTGAGCACCAGCAACTTGCCGTCGTCACGAATGCAGAAAGCGCTGCTGTACGGCACAATGCAGAATGACCAGTCGACAATGCTATGCTTCTGGAAAAGGTGGTTTGCCAGTATGGTCAGGTCAGTTCCCTGATATCCGTCAACGTCGAAAGAGTAGGCCAGATCGCGCACAACGCTGCCTTTCTCCTGGATGAACAACGCGATGTTGGCCACGGCGATAGGTGGCACGTTACTGGAACCGTTATTCCCCTGAGAGCTGAACGAAAACGCCGACGGCGTGAGGACCTTATTCTGGTCCCCGGATATCGTATATTCTCCGCCAGATGTCAGAGCGACTAGGTTACCAACATCAATAAGGTGACGGATCTCATTCACCTGACGCCCGGCGTAGGTGTAGATGATGCGATCGTCATCCTGAATCGGGTTATTCTTGCCGAAGTCTTTATAGTCTCCGGTGCGGCTCGCCCAGATGGTTTGCGGATATGCGGTAGACGCGGCAAAGTAAAGTCTCTGCTGGTAGTAAACAACAGTGCTCGGGTAGCCGTTAACGCTGTTCCACGCGTATTTCGCCCACTTATAACTGCCGTTAGTGGAGCCAACCACCTGAGATGGAATGAATGAAACAACATCGGCGGTTGCTGTCAGCCCATCACCAGCCACTGCTGTAATCTTTGCAATGCCGAAACCGCTGTGCAGGTACTCCCACTGGATCCCGGTATCATCTGAACCAGTTCCGCCCCAGCCATCCCACGACATACCTTCAGTGTGAGACGGTCGAAGTGTTCCTGTCTTGCCCGCAGTATTGGCTCGGTAGTAGTTGCTGTCTGCACGGCGAACGTCGTTGATTGCTGTAGTCTTGCTGGTTTCCCATACCGGGACGGAATCAACCGCAGGCTGCTCGAGATAGAACAGTTTTCCGACCTGCTCAGCACCGAAGATTGCAGAACTGGCCGTCAGCGTAATTGTTCCGGTGCTGGCGCTGGCGTAGACCTTCACAGTATCGTCAACGTTGATATCTTCGAACGGTCCGTTTTTGGTGGTAACGTCGACGATCTGCCAGTTGTCGTGCGCATAGCGGCGCAGTTCTTTCGGCGGGTATGCAGGATGCACCAGCGTCAGAACATCGGCGCTCTGCGTGAATTTAATGCGGAAAAGGTCAGTGTCAGCATACGGCATCGCCAGCTCATAAATCACATTGCTGGTCGTCAGAACATAAGCGCCATCTTTGATAACGCGCATATAGTTGTGCCCGAACTCCAGAGCATAGGTCTGTACGGTCGAGAACTGAAATGGGATTAACCGGCACTTGCGATCAGGATATTTAGCAGGACCAACAAAGCGCGTACCAGGTCTGTTCTCTACACCGCCATATTGGCGAACAATGAAGTTATCGCACTTGCGCAGTGCCACCTGATACTTTGACATATCAATGCGGCCATACAGTGACGGACCAATTTCACCACCGGCAAAGCTCGGTTGAATCCAGCTAAAAGCCATTATGACAACCTCGCTGCTGTGAACTCATCTACAGGTGGTTGTGGCTCCTGCGATTCGTTCTGGCTATGTGAGCCAGCACTCAGGATCACACGGTTGTACATCGTCAGTGCATTGTTACCGAGATCTGCGCTACCGGTCAGCGCCATATTAATGGCAGCAGCCAGACGCCAGGAAAGCGCCTCCATAAAAATGGCATCATACATATTGACGTCAGTAACCCGCGCCACGTACTTCAACCACGCTTTCGGCTGATCGGTGTAAATGAGCTTACCTGTCAGGTCCTCATTGGAACCGACAACATATTCAATGCGCTGAGCAGCGGTAGGATTACGTATGCCGGTAGGCATGATCTCGGTTATACGGACGCAATCAGATGGGTACTGGTAAGCGTACTGCCAGTCCGGAGGCGGATTATTGGTATCAGCCAGCGCCACGCGCTTGGTTGCAAAGTTCCAGTCGAAGTCAGCCAGAGCAGCATCACGACACGCATCGAAATGCAGTGAGCATTGCCCTGCCTCTTTGCTGGCTTCATTCAGGCTGTTAATGCTGCGACTGTTGCCGATATTGCTCAGCGCGCGGTTGCAGATCTCGATAACAGAAGCCATTAATCATCCTCCCCACCATAGAGAGTTTGCGCTGCTGACTTCGGTTGCTCACCGAATACTGGACTGAGCGCCATATCAGTGATCTGCAGACTAGCGTTATGCTGCATTCCATCCTCAGTTTCACGGGTAGAAGTTGAGCGAATGGTTGCCTTTGCTGTGATCATCACTTCAGTTCCGGCAGATTGAGGCGTTGCCTTGAGCTTGGCAAGCGTCTCGTTGTTCAACTCAATGCAAAGGCCCCACGGATAATCATCACGAGTCTGGGTTTTACCATCCTCATCCTGATAGGTGTCTGTGCCGGTTTTGAGGTTTACCAGATCCATAACGGACTCCTGCAATAAAGGGGCCTAAGCCCCTTGTTTGTTTAGCGAGGCTTAGACGCCCAGTTCGGCACGCTTCTCGGCGATCTCTTTTGCCAGCGTTTCAGCCGTTTTATTACCCGGCTTCTTGCCTAGCAAATCTTCATACTGCTGTCGAAGCTGAGTAAGGTCTTCGCTTACCGCACCAGTGCCATCAGATTTCAATTCTTCCACTACTGGATGAACAGCAACGGAAACTGGAGAATTGACAACTGAAGCCGCCGATTTACCTTTACGCTTCTCGGCGATCTCTTTTGCCAATTTCGCCGCATCGTTCAGCGGCTCCAGCGCCGTACCTGGTTCACCCTCATACTCAACTTCAGAACCTTCAGGCCATAGGTTGTTATGAATGTGTGATAAACGCAGGACGCGGTATCTTGCTTTTTCACCTGACATCGCTATCCCCTTAGCCAGTCACTTTTGAACGAGTCGGGTAGTACGGGCTGTTGTTATCAACATCCAGGTTAATACCCGAGGTAAATGCGCCAGCCGTCAGCGGGCCAGTACCTACCGTGTAGTTCACGCGCAGATAACGCTGAACACCAGCCGGAACCTTTGCAGAGAACAGGCGCTTTCCAGCAGTCAACGCAGCCAGAGCCAAAGCGCCGCTGTCGTAGATGGTGGTCCAGGTGGAGTTGTCCGGGCTGGTCTGTAACTGAACGTTCAGAGTCGCAGCACCGGCTGCAGTTGCTGTGGTGTCAACGGTTGCCCAGAATTCCAGAGGATAACCAACGCCGATATCGCGGCGGGTGCCGTCGATAGGGCCGAGGTCAATCACGTCCGTAGAAGCAGCAGAAGCTGTTACCGCCTGCTTCTCGGAGAACATCAACAGTTTGTCGAGGATCATTTTCTTTCTCCATTCATGGGCCTGTTAAGGCCCATCAGTTAATAACAGGCGTTAAACAACGCGCGCTTCTGTTTCCAGAATCGCATCGGTTTCACGGATCGGAATGCCACGGAAAGTGGTCCACCATTCGCCTTCTGTCTCTTTGACGGACAGAGCCAGAGAGGCTTTATCCAGAGATTGCAGGTCGAGAGCCTGGGCAACGGTACGGTTCATATAGAAAGCCGCACGGCCCATCTTCAGGTTAGGAACGCGGTGCAGAGCTTTAACCATCTGAGTGACGATGTTTGCAGCAGAGGCAGGAACAGACAGATCGCTTACATCGATGTTGGCGATACGAACAACGTAGCGCCAGTCACGAAGAGCCAGGCCGTTATCCCACTTATAGTGAGTGCGATAGCCTTCATACTGGCCACCATTAGCATCTTTAAGGGTCTGCTGGCCCTTATCTTCCATATGAAGTCCAGCCTTTTGACCTTTCGGGAAGATGCCGTGAACAGTGTTTTCACCCCATACCACCAGCCAGATAGAAGTGTTATCTGTGCCAGTGCCACCAGCGTCGATAATGTTCTGGCCGTTACCAGCTGATTTGCTGGAATAACGAGACGCCAGCCCCATAAACTGCTGCGGGTTAACACTGGTATCACCATAGAACAAGGTCTGAGCCATCTGCTGGTTCATGGCTTCAATGAATGCGCGGTCTTCAGACAGGCGGAATTCAGCTGTGTTGCCGTTCAGGTCAGCCAGAGACTTATCGATTTCGGCATAGGTTTCCAGCATCCCGCAGGAGTCTGTTACCTGTACAGTGGTGGATTTGCTTGGCTGCACACCATAGTTCAGCAAACGCCAGGTTGCTGACGGCAGTCCTGAGCGGATAGTGGTACGGTGACCGGTAGGAAGGTTACCTTCAACGATCAGCATATCCTGCAGGATCGGGTTAGTTTGTGCGAGAAGTTCGATAATCTTATCGACTTTCCCGTTCTGGTCGATGCGCTTGCCCCAGTCTGCCAGCGTCAGCGCAGTTAAGCCTTTAACAGCCATGGTTATTTCCTCTCTTATTTGCCATAGAGCACTTCGGCAGCACTACGCTGACCGCTTTCTTTCCCGGTTACCATGCCGTCTTCTGACATGGCCTTACCGACTTTGATGAAGGCTTTAACCAGCTCAGGGTGATTACCCAGGCCGGTGCCTTCCAGATATTCTTTCAGTTCAGGTGTGCCGAACTTAGCAAGAGCACGCTGTGCCGCGCTCAGGTTACCGGTGAGATTGTCTCCGCCGATTTCCTTGTCCGCCTTAACGTCAGCAGCCCACTGTTCGGTGGTTTTCTGCCAGGCTTCCGCCTGCTGCTGCTGGACCATTGGCATAATCTTGGTGCCGTACAGGTCAACCATTTTCTGCGCCTGCTCATTGGTCAGGTTCAGTTCACGGGCGATAGGCTCGAATTGTTCCAGCGCTGCGGTGTCGAGTTCCTGCCCTTCAGCTGGTTTGAACTCATACTTCTCAGGCGCGCCTTCCTGCTTCTGCTCTTTGTCTTCACCAGGCTTTTTCTCTTCTGGCTTATCACCATCAGCAGGTTTTTCTTCCTGAGGTTTGTCGGCTTCAGCACCAGGTTGCGGCTTATCGACTTCTGGTTTAGCCTGATCGCCAGCGGGTGCCGGATTATCACCAGTTGATGCTGCGGGTTCAGATGCAGCAGGAGCTGCGCCACCATCAGCAGGTTGCTCATTGCAAAAACGGCGATGCAGAAGACGTTCAAACAAATTCATTGGTTATCTCCTTAAACTGGGATCGTTTTGGCTTTCAGTTGCGCCAGAACTGATGTCAGCGTGGTGCGCAATGCGGCTGTGTCATCCATCAGCGCGTTATATTTCGTAACCAGGTCGTTATGGTCGACGAGCAGACCAGCAACATCTGATGCCGCTGAGGCTGTATCCTTGGTAGCCGTCATTGCGGCTGGGGCCGCGATTGCCGCACCAAGTTTCACGCCGCCGTAATCAGTCGCGGTTGGAGCGCCAATTACTGCCGGGGCAGGATCCGGAACCTCAACTACCTGGTTGGAACCATCGAGGCGCACGACGCTCTGGGTTTGCACCTGTGTCATAAATTGTTCTCTCCTGCCTCTGCGGCCATTTTCAGATACTGATCCGGGCAGTGCGCCATGACACGCTGGAACAATGCCAGCGCCAGGTTGCGCTGCCCCTCGTTGAATGCGGTTAAGTGCGGATCACCAGAGAAGCATGGAGCGAACACCTTACCTTTCTCCAGCAACGACCAGACGACACGGCGGCCTTGCTCGCTTCCCATAACGAACTTGATGTCGTCGATGTCTCGCTGAGCCAGAAGTTGCTGTTTGGCGTCAAGCTCTGCTTTGCGTCCTTCGTCGTCGATATCAGTCATTGCTGCGGCGCTCCTGCTGCATTAGCGATAGCGGTTAATGCGCTCGGGTCACTGGTCTGAGTTTCGCTGAGAGTCTTGGCCCCTTGCGCTGCCGCCTGACCCATAGCCATTGACTGTGCGGCCTGTGCCTGTTTAGCGCGCTCTTCACGAATGCCCTGCACCTGTTCCTGTGGAACAATGACGGTTGGCGATACGCCTGACATTTCAGAGAACGCGTCGATAGCCTGATCCACGTCGAGCTTGTCGAGCGCTTCAGGTTTGAACTGTGCCAGTTGCCCGATAAAGCCAACTGTCTGCGACAGGCTGGTGAGGCCGATAGATTTCTGCGCCTGCGCCATCACGGAGATGTATTCGATACGCAGCGGCATACCCTGAAGAACGTCCGGAGGTTCGGGCAACATGTTCTTGCGAGCCATGATTGAGAACACGCGATCGATAAGCGGGTTTAGTGCTTCGTCGTTCAGGCGCTCCAGTACCGGTCCGAGCATCAGCAGCTTCTCTTCTTTCATCTCGATCACAGCTTCCACCGGCATTGAGCGAGTGTTGATGTTTTGCAGCATCATAAAAAGGTCGACGAAGTAGGCACTGTTGATGGTCTGGCGGGTGTCCTGAATATCAGCCAGCAGATCTGCAGTATTCGGGTTGACCAGGTAAGCAGGTTTGAAACCGTCCTGACCACTCAGTACATCCAGATACGTCACATCGCCAGGCAGCAGGGAAACACGCTGATTCTTGAGCGATGTCGGGGCAACCATCGGCGGGTTAGTGGCTTTATCGATCAGCTGAGCTTTGCGCTTCTGCTCAACCTGAAGGGCTTTAACCTGACCGAGTGCCAACATGCCAGGACAAGATGACGCATAAACGTCTTCACCATTCACTTCCCAGCGCGGAGCCAGGATCGGGAATTCATCAAAACCGGATTCACGCAGCAACTTGTCGGAGTCGCCGCCAGTCTCGAAGTATACGGAGCGATACGGCTTGTTCTTGCTGTCCATCTTCCCGCTGTCGCGGTTGACGTTAGGCGTGATGCAGTGGTTAACCTCCACCCACGTTTCATACGTGCCGTTTTCCCACATGCCTTTTACGGATGTGCTGACGTTATCCAGACCGAATTCCTGCACCATCTGACGCACGGTCATGGAGAACTGGCGAATACAGGTATCAACACTGCCGCGCGGACTGTTAGCCAGGTAGTAACTGCCAATAGGGAAAGGCATTGTGCGGATCACGTCCTGGTCATCTTCCAGAACAGCCATAGCGCCGGTGCCGAAAGTACCCAGGCTTGCGTACATTACAGGCAGTGACTGATACAGATTCGATTTGTTAAACACTTCGTTCATGCGGCGCTGCACGACTTCCAGCCAGATTTTCACCGGGCCATAGTCCATCATGTCAGGGTCAGGCGTTGCCAGTTTGAACCACGGTCGTGCCGGGCTGGTGATGCCTGACATCATGCCGCTGGACAAAATGCGCTGAGCCATTGAGCCAGTGGGGTCAACAATTTTGGTATTACGACGATCATCACGGTTTACATCAGACGTCAGAAAGCGGGAACCACGCGGATTGATGAAGTCACTCAAATCACGCCAGTGCGATTCGAACGATGTACGCTCATTCTTCAACTGTGCGAGCTGCTTCAGCAGGCGCTCTTTTTCGGTTTCCGCCATCTCTGCCTACTCCGTTACTGACCAAGCAGCGTTTTACCGCTGGTGTTTGCAGTTGAGGTGTCACCCTGCGCACCAGTCAGCAGAGTAGAACTGCGGCCTGCTGCTGCACGGCGGCGGCGCTCTTCGTCGTCACGAGAACTGACAACTGCTGCATCCTGCTCCTGTGGCGCAGCCTGTACTTCTGGCGCTGCTGGCACTGATGGCTTGCTGCCGATACACATAGCAATAGCTCCGTACGCAATTAAATTATTACCAATTTAACCACATATGATTTATTTAGCGTAGGCTATTGACACTTATAACATCAGATATTACCTTTTAGGTAATTGATGTTGATGTAACGCAGTGGATGTACGGCATATGGCACATGTGCCGCAGCGGTCCGGATGGGTTCCCTTGATGCTGGCCACCGTCACTTTTACACCAGAACGCCATTGCGATGACGTTGCGCTGTAAACCCGTAACTGCCATGGAAGGCACCCTTGCTTCCAGTTCGCCCACTTCGGTGGGCATTTTTTTAAGGTGAAAATGATGAGCGTATCAGTACAAATGCCTCAGTATCAGTGCCACAAAAAAGTTTGGGCCCTGAAAATCAAACATGTGCATGTCAATCCTGACGGAACAGGGATCATCACTCCAGAAGAAAATGGCTTCGGTAATTTTGATGTTGAAGTTGATTACATCAATAAACACTGTCCTGTTGCTGGCGGGTACTATGTGCAGTATGAAGTAGGCTATGAATCTTACAGCCCGGCAGAAGCATTTGAATCTGGCTATGCGCGCATTTAGATGAGTGACATGTCACTAAATTAAATGCAGGTTTCGAACCATGCATAATGACATGGCATAATATTAATCTTTGATAATCAAAATTAAACTAAGGCGAAAATAATGGTTAAAATCAACAGCCACAGTGGTTCAAGCATCATCATCAACGGGCATGAGTACACTGGACGACAAGTTACAGTCAATAATGGTAGGGTTTTCGTTGATGGGGTTGAGCAAGGAAGCACACAAAACGAACAAGTAATCATAACTATAAACGGTAGCGTGGAAAGCGTAGAAGTTGAAAATGGTTCTATAAATGTTAGCGGAAATGCTCATCAGGTGAAGACTATGTCTGGTGATGTTCGTTGCTCAAGCGTATCGGGAAACGTCAATACAATGTCTGGTGACGTGATTTGCGACACCATCAGTGGCGGAGCAAGCACCATGTCTGGGAATATCATCAAAAAGTAATAGATATCACTTACACAATCAGCCCGCACATCGGCGGGCTTTGTTTTAACCCGCTAAAATTTTCGCTTTCAAGTATATGATTTTGTTCCAAAATGCTAAAAGACACTTTGGAAATTTCATCGATAAAAGCCGGTAATCAGTCCGAACCGATTAACTATCTGGTTAACCAAGCGCAAAATTGCGCCCGTTGATTTTATTGACTATTTCCAAGGGTCATATTCCGTCAGCGCCCTGCCCTGCTGGCTCTGCTGCTGCACATAGTTAAACTGTTTTTTGGTAACAGGCGCGGCATATGTCAGCACGTATGCGTCGGCATCGTTCGGGGATCTGCCGAGCAACTCTTTTACCTCTTCCTTGTCCTGCAAAATCTTCCTGCTGTCCTTCAGCCTGACCTTGTACTCCGGAGCACTCAACTCATCGGCAAGGTTCTGGCTGTCGAGTTGCGCCCCAAGCTTCAGCGCATCGCGGGCTGATTTGTACATCTCACCGCGTTTATTGCCCATCTCGGGATCTGCCGTGCCGCTGCCAAACTGAATCAGGGTCCAGTTACGGCCCCAGTTATCACCGACAGATTTAAGACCTGTGCCATAGCCGTAATCGATAAACACAGCATCGGCCTGGTACTGGTCCTCGAAGTCGGCAATTATTTTGGCAAACAATACGTCGTCAGTGGTCCGCTGCCACTCCCCGAGCTTCTTGCAGTGCAGTCCTTGCCGAAGATAGATAACTGCGGGGTCTTTCCCCTGGTGAGACGGGTCGACGCCAAGAACTACAGCAGCGTGCTGGACCTGTGCCGGAGTAATCACCCTGCCCACGGCTGGCTGCGTCAAGCCTGACGGAATAAACTGATTTTCAGACGCATCAGGGAAGATACCGCGCACGCGGACTTTCACGAAGTCGCTGTCTTCGCCGTAGTCGTCCACCCATTTCTGTAACTGCTGCTTGTTGGTGCCTTCCACGGTGCGGGAATCAATCTGCGCGCACTTCCAGCGGTGTTTATATTTGCGGAAACATTCACGGAAACGCCCGGTGTTACGCGTCGGGTTCCCGAACGCCACCCAGATAATCTCTGTGTCTTCGTCCGTCAGAGCACCTTCTGCTACTTCCCACACCAGATCGGCAATGTTGGATGCTTCGTCGAATACCACGATGATGCGCTTGCGCTCGTTGTGCAGCCCTGCAAATGCCTCGGTGTTGTGCTCGGACCACGGAATAGCGTCAGCTCGCCAGCGTTTATCGTGTCCCGGATCGTTGCTGTACATCGCCGTGGCGGTGCAGGTGAACCACTCTTTGGTGATAGCCAGGTTGGACCATTTGATGATTTCCGGCCACGTCTTTGTGCGCAGCTGGTTGTCGGTGTTGGCGGTCACCACCACCTTGCAATCCTCGCAGGTGGACATACCCCAGTTAATCAGCATCGAGATGAAAGCAGATTTACCGATGCCGTGGCCGGATGCACGAGCCAGCATCAGCGGCTGATGACGCGTCGCGGGGTTCTGGAGATGATCGCGTATCTCGCGGAATGCATCAGCCTGCCATTTGCGCGGGCCAGTGGCGTGCGCCAGTTCTGTGCCATCCTCTCCCCACGGAAACGCATACAGCGCATAGCCCAGCGGGTCATACGTGAATGAGGCGATATCCTCGACGAGCTGCTCTTCCGGCGACATGGCTGCGGCTGTCATTCTTCACCACCAGCCTGCTCTTTAACGCGGCGGCGGGCCTTCGCCATACGGTCGGCAATAGTGACGGTGCCGGAAACCTCCAGGCGCTCTTTGAACGCGTTGACGTCGACGTGCTTACCAATCAGCTCGAGGTTCTTCACCTTGTCCGGCCATTTGATTTTTTTGAGGATGCCAACAAGTTCTTTCTCGTCGCCACGGCCTTCGAACATGTCGGCCAGATCGAAACCGGTAAGATACTGACGCCAGACCTTAGGCCATTCCGAAACCGGCTTGATGCTCATGTCATCGTTCAGGATGTCTATCACATCCATCTGGTCAATTTCCACCAGGCGGAGCAGCACATAATCAGCACTGACGCGCAGGCGTTTGTTGCGTTCCTCCATCAACTCGGCGATCCGTTTCTGGATGCGCTCATCACGCATCATAACACTGGCCTTTACCGCTGCCGTATTAGGCGAGAATCCTGCGTTAATCGCCGCCTGCGTCTGATTCTCAGGGCATTTGGTATATTCCTGCGCGTAAGCCTCCTGCATCGCGGTGAGTGGCTTGTACTGCGTTGATTTGCGCTTTGGCGCTTTTGGTTCTGCGGGCATTGTTACCACCGAAGTAATAATTACCGTTTTGGTAATAGTAACACGCAAAACAAAGCCGCCATAGTCGGCGGCCGTTGCAATTTATTGTCGATATCGTGACATGTCACACTGATAATTTAGTTTCATGCCAGCCACGCGTAACCCAGCATGCCGAATCACCGTCGCACGGACACGACTCAACCGGCAGTGAATCGCCGCACTTTCCACACCGGCTAGCACTGATTGACTTGATACGACCACGAACGCGGGCATCATCCTGCCTGATAAGCAACGCGATGTATTCTGCCATTTCATACGGCGCACGACCAGGGCGACGGGCGGCGCAGTTACGCGCCAGCATTTCCATTTCCTGCTCGTCGAGTTGCAATTCCAGTTTGCGGTTACCGGCTTCTGCCTGGCGGGCCCGCTGCGCGGCTTTGCGTTCTGCTGCGGATTTAGCCATGAGATATAACCTTTCCATTTTCAATAACAACCTCAACAGATGCATCTTTCCCGTTGGCGAGGTCGATACCAATCACCTCCTGCTGCGGTGCTGCTGCGAAATGCTCGACACCTTTAGTCCAAATAGCTTTGATGGTTGTCCAGGTGACAGGAACGGTGATTTCAATTCTTCCGCTGCTGTCGCAGGTTTCGCAATCATCATCACCAAAACACTCTGGGCAGTTTATAAATTTCGTTTCTGAAAACTCACCGGACAACACACCCTTTGCGCCGTTCTCAGCGGTTAGCTTCTTCGGCACTAGTACGTAACCATCCGGAGTTACCGGAGAGTTGCCAGCCTGAAGCATGGCGGCGCGGAAGTGTGCGATACCATTTCTTACCTTATGCCATGCCTCGTGGTCTCGGTCTGAAATGCGCAAAACCTCTTCCATCGACGAGAGAAGTTCATCCGGCACTACCAGCGCAGGCTGAGGGGCGGAAATATTGGCAAACGCAGCTCGCAATCCAATCTTAATTCCCTCCACCTCATCAGCGCCTAACGATGAATCAGATAACGCATGATGGAATGTGTAAGCCATATCGTCGTTGACTGCCACTGGCTTCGCATCAAACGATGCAATCACCCCATTAATCACCTTCACTGCATCAGCCATTGCGTAGCCGAGATTACCGCCGTCGCTTTGTGCTGCTGCTTTGCTGAGTATTTCACGTATCTGGTGCAGGCGATCGAGTGATACAGGACCGTGCGCCGGGTGGTTGTTAGTTGTCATGCTGCACACTCACAGGGTTTGCCATTTTCACCATCAGTGAACAAATCAATTTGCTGATTTTTCACCGCTCTTTTTGCCATGCTCCAGAACCTCCCTGGAGGTATATGCTCAGTTGGCGGGACGCCAGCCCTTTTCATATCAGCAAAGAATTCCTCTTTATCTTCCAGATACACAGGACCATTTGCGTCTTTATGAATGGCATAACCAATTTCAAGTTCTCCAGCCTTCGCAGAATCCCAGATATCGGGACGAGTGCAGTACACAACGTACCAGTGCTGCCATCCAGCTTTCAGACAACCTACGCAATTGGCATGTTTAAACTGGCTATATGTTCCTGGAAGCGCTATTCCAACTTCTTCAACAGAAAGAATGGTACGGTCAGTCCAAATCATCGGATATTCCGTTTTGTACCCACGAGCCCCTAGAATTCCTGCACGTCGCTGTATACGATTTGGTTCAGAAGGCTCAAAGCCGTAGTAATAAATATTCTGTGCATCCGGATCATTTTCTTTAAGCCAGGCATCAAAAGGTGCAGTCTTTAAACGGTTGGTGCAAAGAATTGAACCGTTACCAACTTTCCATGCCCCAGCATCAACACAGACCTCAACTGGCGTTGCTGTATCCCATTTGCCATGATTTGCATAGGTTATTTCCATGCCGAGAAATCCAGCAACCTCATCGCGGAAACGCTTAATATCTGAATCCTCAACGATACCGGTGATACTATGGGTCAGAAGAATCATGTTTTCAGTGCCGTATTTACGCGCAACCTCTATCGCAACCAAAGCTGAAGCATGGCCACCAGAGTGGAGAACTACGTGTTTCATCTCACTCCCCCTTAACCTTGATGCCGGCGTCGCGGATGGCTTCGATAACATCATCAACTTTTAGATATTCACCATCATCTGCGCTGTGTACATACCAATCGTCATATCCATCAGCACCAGGCTGAAGACGCTGAGGAAGAGTAACCGTCCGCGCCTCCAGTTCTGCTATGCGCTTCTCTGCGGCTTCCAGCTCATCCAGCAGCGCCAGCACAGTCAAAGGAGTGACGATGGCAGCGAATCTCTTATTGGCCTCGATGCCTTTCGTGTAACGTTTGATGATGCCAAGTTCATGCGCATCAGTTGCTAATTGGCGCAGCGCCTGTTTGTTGAGTGCTGTCATTGGGCTGACTCCTGCTTGAATCTGCGCACAGAAAGAATCGGGCATTTTGTAATGCCGCCTTCTTTCTCCCACCGGAGAAGCGGGAAACGGTATGCTTCAAATTTCACCCCAGCAGAGTGATCGCTCTGGAAACACCGCTTACCAACAACCCAAACCTTTTCGAAACGCCTTTCAATGCGAACGGCTGAACGCCAGCCGAACATTGAACCAGCCTTGAGCGCTGCCTGTTTTGTTGCAAAAGTTGGAACAGCAGAGCAGATTTCATCGACACGAACGCTGAGAAGGTGATTGTCAATAAAGCTGAGTGGTTTGCTCATAGCGCGGCTCCTTTGCGAAGTAACACCTCCTGAAGAGCTGTCGCACCAATTTCCCGAAGGGCCGCGTCATCGTAACTGATACCGTTAGACTCCATGATGCAATCCCTGTCGAGATACTCAGAGCAATCATCTAGTGCAGATTTGATAGCTTTTCCCCGCACTTCAGCAAGGAAAGCGTCGGTCGCTGGGGTTTCCATCGCGGCTTTCAGCACATCTACGTACCATTCCGAATACCGGTAATCCAGCATTCCATCTTGCTGCTCAATCCACATATCAGGAGCTGTCGCAAACTCTGCAGCAGATTTGATCCCCGCATTCTCCGCCGCCAGCGACATGCACTTGCTCTCGGCGTTAGCGAGTTGTACTGCCTGCGCGTTACCTCGCACCAGTTGTACTTCAAGCTGTGTAGCCAGATCGCTAATCAGTTTCGCCACGCTGCGCACGTCGACAGCACCGCACGATGCTTTCAGTTCAGCCGCGCGCTCATGTCCTAACTTAGCTAACTCAATGATATTGCTTCCCATTATTACCCCCGCTTACCCGCATAAGTTATTGATTAGGTTGATAACTAAAAGGATCATCGATTTAGAATTCTTCGATGTTCCAGCCGCCACCCGCTTTCTTTGGCTTAACCGTTACTCCGATGATGCGAAACGGGTACTGGTCTGCTGCGACTTTGGTTTTCACCCTGGCGTCGTCGGTCCAGAACCCTTTCACCTCGTGCAGTTCCATCTCACCGGTGTTTAGCATCACTGCGAAGTCCGGCGTGTAGAACGTGTTATCAGCCAGTCTCAGCTTGATGCCTTCAAACCGATACCAGGCTATTTCCCCGGCATGCTTACGCAGCTCAAGGTGCTGGCTGTATGCCGATTCGGTTTTATTCATCTGGCCTGTCTTGAGCCTTCCGAGCGCCTGCAACTGCCTTTTCATGATTTACCTCTCAGGTAATTTAAAACCACAAATGAGTTAATTTCAATAGCAATGCGCATATTTTATTACCTTTTTGGTAATTCACCAGATGTAAAAAAATGCGCTACTGCGCTCCCGGTGTTAACCGCGAAATCCAGGAGGTATCTCGCTGTCTGGTTCTGGCACTGCGTTAACGTCACGCTGCTGAGTTCTCGCTGGCTTTGACCTGGAGAGTTGAACACTGCGAGCCAGTTTCTGCTGCCACTGGTCGTGGTGAAATGCTTTCCCCTCGGCTTTCCAGTACGTGATGAAATCCGCAAGTTCAAATTGCGTCACATCAGTTTTCAGGTTTACCCCCCATAGCGCAGCTCGTTTGGTGAAATCAGGATCCGGTGTCCAGCTATCAGGCATGGTGAATTTACCCAGCGAACCAGATCCGCCTGGTGGTGCATATCCATCAGTACCAGAATTTGTTGCATGTGGATCTGGCTCTTCACATCCTGAGTTATCCACAGGCTGATTTTTCTCGTCGCCTATGTGTGGGGTTTTATCTTTTAGATCTTCTCTTCTCTTCTCTTCTCTGGTCCGCTTTTTGTCCGCTTCTGATGCGGACGCTTTGCGGACATTTCTCTTCCTGTCTGCGTCCTGTGCACGACGCTTGGCAGACTGTCCGTTATGGGCTTCAAAGCGCGGCATTACTAGGCTTTCGCCTTCTTCTTCCAGCCATCCTACAGCCATCATTGCACGCGCAAACCCGGGGAATCCGATCAGGTCGTCGAGAGTCTCCGCACTGTATCCGTCAAGAAAACCGTCAACAGAGTGGACATCAAAAAGACACCATGCGGAATGTAGTCCGCCAACTATCCGCAATCTGTCCGCTTTCAATGCGGACGACATGCGGACAACTTTAGGATGCGTGTGCAGGTCGGCACGCATTTTTATCCAGTCACCGGCCATCATTCACCTCGCCTTGTAACTGTACTAATGTCAGGTTTCCACAAAAAACAGCGCCAGTGTCGATGTACATCTGGTTGGCGTATTTCAGTGGTTGACGTGCAGGGGTGTGGCCGAATATGAAAAGGTCAGCTCCGATGATTTCATGATGATATCCGTCCTGCGCATTGGCTATTCGTTCTCTGTTCCAGATAACCATTTCTTCTGGCACTGGCTTGTCGAAAGAATATTCGTTGTACGGGTAGTCAGCGTGGCAGATGACAATTTTACGGTCGCCGGTAACCAGCTCGATGATTAGCGGCAACTCTGCTGCTTTATGGACAAGCGCCTTAGCCAATACCTCTTTTTCGTAGTCGAGATAAAAGAACCATCCACCACCATTTACCAGCCAGTGATTGACGTTTCCATGTTCTGACAGGCCATCAATCATCATCTGCTCATGGTTTCCACGTACGGATCGGAACCATGGCATAGTAATAAGTTCAAGGCATTCAACGTTTTCAGCCCCGCGGTCGACAAGATCACCAACAGAGATAATCAGGTCTTGTGCCGGGTCGAACTTCAGGTCATCCAGCTTTCCCATCAGATTTGTATAGCAACCGTGCAGATCGCCAACTACCCATATATTTCTCCAGTCAGCGCCGTTAATACGTTGATAGATATTCATGTTGCCTCCCGCGCGTTCCTCAACGCAGCAGCGAACTCATCACGGTGACGATGAGCACTATTCATTGCGCACTCAACACATGTTCCGTTCAGAACGTAGCGCTCAGCACGGTGACCATTTCGGCATTCTTTACCGGTATAAAAGCGATTAAGGCCAGCTTTTGCTGCCTCCATTCTGGTGACAATCTTCACAGGAGGTGCCTCCTTTTTGTTATGGATATCGGTAATTTTGCACTAAGACGAAAAAAGATCAACCGTATATGGTTTTTTATTACCAGAAAGGTGTTTTATGCAGGAAGGAGCCGCCAGGGGATGACGGCATTGATGGGTTCAGAAGGATTATCGGTCGTAGAAGAAGAGCACTAATTCAGGTTTAGACTTTGTCCATTCTCGGGAGCGGCACGCTTTAAAAAGACCTTCCATCAGACGCTTACCCGGCATCTTACGGCGGCCAGTCAGGTGCGTCTGGATGTAATGACTGGTGGTTCCGGCTTCAACTGCAAATGCTTCACGCTCATCAGGAGACAGCCCCAGCCAGTGCTTTTTGAAATCAAATTTTTTTTCGTCACTCATATTTTGCTTATCTCAGCCTGTCTATTCATATCTGAATTATTACCTTTCTGGTGAAAAAATCAATGATTATTACCATTATGGTAACTTTACCTTTATGGTAATATTCATTTAAATTTAGAAGGTTAGGTAATAATAAATGGGCAAATACAATAGCTATGAAAAGTATTTATGACATAAGACGCAAAAACCTTAACGAAATCATTCGCAGGGATTTCGATGATACCCAGTTACGCTTTGCAGAACGGGTGAAGCGTTCGCAGAACCTGGTCAACAGGTGGTGTACTGGTATCAAAAATATCGGACCGAATGCCGCGCGTATCATTGAAGAAGCAGCACGCAAGGAAAAGTTCTGGCTCGATGTCGATCACGAACTGGACGCAGTACAGGCTGATATCTTTATTCCGACCACTGAAGATGGCGAATGGACTGTAGAGAAGCAGGCCGCCGCCACGCTCAATGCCTGGATGAGAAAGAACAGTGAAATGACATCCGAAAAGAAAGTTGCTGTTGCAGCTGGCATTGGCCCGGCCACCGTTAACCGCATCATGAAAGCGGAAGTCAGCACAACTATCGGCGTTCTTTCCTCCCTGGCGCGCGCGTTCGGGCATGAAGCATACGAGATGATTATTCCCGTCGGTGCGCCGGGTGTTATCGACTATGACCACCGGATGTATGCAGCTCTGCCACAGGAAGAGAAAAACAAGATCACCTCATTCATCAATTTCGTGTTTGAGCAGAACAAAAGCAAGTAATCCCCCGCCATTCTGACGCTTTACCTGCCCAATGGCGGTAAGCTCACGCCTCACGCAATTACCAAAATGGTAATTTTTTCTCGTCATACCTATTGACACAATCACTTTTTGATCTGATTATTACCCAAAAGGTAATACATGAGCACGTCGCTCAGGCAGAAACCACCACTTCGTGGATTTCCTGCATCTTCAAGTATTACCAAAACGGTAATAGTGAGGTTTATATGCAGTGGAAAATCATCAACGGTTGGTACTGCGTTACAGCTTGCGGGCTGATGAGCTGGAAGTTTCGCACGCTGGGTGAAGCAATGAACTGGGTATTCGTCAGCAAGCTGGCGGTAAAAACGGAAATGGATATGGGGGTGAGCAAGTGAACACACAACAGATTAACAAGCTGAACAATATCGCGGCCATGTTCAGCAATGACTACCAGTTGTCATCTGAACTGTATGACCGCCACGTTGAGCTGATCGAAGTAGTCGCTGGTTGCGAAATGGAAGAGTCATTCAAACGCGCCATTCTCCGTGCCGGTGTTCGTTATGAAGTTCTCGAGGCGGCAATTGAAAGCGATGATTTCGAAGAGCTTATGTCGTCATTCAAACGTGAATTGACTGGCGTCATCGCCCGCCTTGACCTTGCTGACCAGATCGACAGCAAAAGGAATGCGGCATGAAACCAACGCTCCTCTCATTGCTGCGCGGAGGAAAACACAGCATCCGAGACATGGCAAAGATTCTTGGTATTTCAAGATCGAAGGTTTCTTGGTTCATCGCTGAGCTTGAACGTCGCAAATGGGTAGAAGTAACCAGGTGCGCAATATGGTTTCACGATGGAACCCGCTCCAACAAGCAGAACGAATACAAGGTGAAGTTATGAATACCGGTATCTATTTTGACATCAGCAATGAGGACTACCACGCCGGTGACGGCGTGAGTAAGTCACAACTGGATATGGTGGCCAAGAACCCTGCCCTTCTGAAATGGGTCAAGGCAGCGCCGGAAGACGAAGAGAAGAAGTCCGCGCTGGATATGGGTACCGCCCTGCACTGCCTGCTACTGGAGCCGAAGGAATTCGATAAGCGTTTCATCGTGGCGCCACAGTTCAACCGCCGCACAAATCAGGGAAAAGCAGACGAAGAAGCATTCCTGAAAGACGTTGCCGGTATGGGGATGACGGTGATGGATGCCGAACAGGGGCGGAAACTGAAACTGATGCGCGACAGCGCAATGGCCCACCCTGCGGCGAGGTGGATGCTGGAAGCACCAGGCCACTGTGAAGCGTCGATGTACTGGAATGACGAAGAGACTGGCGAGTTGTGCCGAATACGTCCTGATAAGTGGCTGAATGAACACAACGTGATCGTCGACGTGAAAAAGGTTGCAGACATGGATCGCTTTGCACGTCACATCGAGGAATTCCGCTACCACGTTCAGGACGCCATGTACAGAGAAGGCGCATTGAAAGTAACCGGGCAGCCTCACGGATTCTTCTTCCTGGCTGTGAGCGAAACCATCGACTGCGGTCGATACCCGGTCCGCGTATTCGAGCTGGATGCGCCGGACGTTGACGCCGGGCACCAGTTATTCCGCAGGGATCTGAACACCTATCACGAATGCCGCATCAGCGATGAATGGGGCGGCGTGGAAATTATTAAACGCCCTGAATGGGCACGCAAACAGGATATGTACGTATGAGCAACGATATCGCAATCACATCACAGCCAGGCGCTACTGTAGGGACCGCTGCGGCAATCTTCAGTCCTGAAGGTATGAATCAACTGGTGCGCTTCGCTGAGTTGATGGCAGGCAGTAAAGCTACCGTACCTGCTCATCTTGCAGGTAAGCCGTCCGACTGTCTGGCAGTAACCATGCAGGCTGCACAGTGGGGCATGAACCCGTTCGCTGTTGCGCAGAAGACGCACGTTGTAAACGGAACTCTTGGCTATGAAGCACAACTGGTTAACGCCGTCGTGTCGTCTTCAAACCTGCTTTCAACTCGCCTGAATTACCGCTGGGATGGTGACTGGTCAAAGGTGAATGGCAAGAGCGACAAATCTCCATCACTGACTGTAACAGTATCGGCAGTACTGAAAGGCGAAGCAGAGCCGCGCGAGCTTACCATCAGCATGGCTCAGGCAGGTGTCCGTAACTCTCCGCTGTGGGAACAGGATCCGCGCCAGCAGCTTGCTTACCTGTGCGTTAAGCGTTGGGCGCGTCTGCATGCACCTGATGTTCTGCTCGGAGTATACACCCCTGACGAATTGCAGGAGGCAACACCTCGCGTTGAGCGTGATATCACACCTCCGGCGGCAACGGCTCAGGGCATGAATAGCCTGATCAATTCAAAGCCAGAGCAGAAGCAGGAAGAGCGTCAGCAGCATAAAGACGATCGCGGTCCTGAAGAGATTCTGCACGCATTTTCCGGCGCGGCGATGAACTACAACACCCAGGCTGACCTGGACAAAGCATACAAATACGTTGCCCAGAAACTGGCTGGTGATGATGACCTGCTGGCAAAAGCAACTGACGTATACACCATACGCTGCGACGAACTGAACGAAGTACCGATGTAATCACCACTGCGGCGCCACGCGCGCCGCAAATGCAAGAGAGGTAATGATGAAAAGAGCATTTGGCAAAAAGGAACTGATGGCAGTGGTGCCGGTATCGATGAGCACCATTGACCGCATGGAGCGCAATGGCGAGTTCCCGCAGCGCTTCTGGATCACAGATAAACGCTGTGCATGGAACGCTGAAGAGGTTGAAAACTGGCTTGATGAGCGCCAGGCCACCAGCCCGGCAGAGTTCACCGGAAAAAAGCCGCCGGTTGATCAGCGTGTTTACCGCCCAGTAAGTAACGCCGCATGACAGCGCTGATCAGGCACTGGGAAAAATGGTCAGGATGGTACTTATTCCTGACCGCCGTTTCCGCCTGGCTGTATCTGCTGGCGGTAATTTTCAGAGAAGGCTGGATCCGATGAGCAAATTAACCCGTCTTGAAAAGTATCACCTTAACTATGTGTCTCAGCGTCAGGCTTCAAAGGTTGTCGCCGTAACTCCGGCGGCGATGGAGGTAGAAAAGCGCGCTGTTGAGCGTGAATCGAAAGGCCAGTACCGCATCGCGGCCAGACTCTGGTTGCTGTGTATGGATGTAGCGGTAGGTGAAGTGGAGCGCGCCAGAATAGCGATACGCCGTGATCAGTGCATATCGAGAGGTAACGGCCTGCGCCGTGGCGAATACGCAGGAATCGGATGTCGCGGGGTGGTGTATGACTAACCCCCACGACAATATCCGCGTAGGCAGTATCACGTTGGTTTATTCCACATTGCGCCGAGGGTGGTTGGCACCCGGCGGCCAGGTTATCAGAAACCCATTAAAGGCTCAGCGCGTGGCTGAGCTGATGAACAGCAAGAAGGTGGCAGCATGAACAAGGCATCACCAGCAGATTTAAGAAAGTGCCTCGAGGCTGCAAATATGCTCGCCTCGTTCGGCATCCGATTTGTTCCTATGCCAGCAGCCACAGACGCGGAGTACGCAATGCTGTCTGCAATGTTCATGGACAAATTGGAGTCTCTTGCGGTAGAAGCTGAGAAGTCGGAAGGCGGTGCCGCATGACCGGTAAATACACCCTGATTTATGCTGATCCTCCATGGACATACCGCGACAAAGCAGCCGACGGAGAGCGCGGCGCCGGGTTCAAATATCCGGTGATGAACGTGCTGGATATCTGCCGCCTGCCAGTGTGGGATCTTTCCGCAGACGATTGCCTGCTTGCAATGTGGTGGGTTCCGACTCAGCCGGTTGAGGCTTTGAAAGTGGTCGAAGCATGGGGATTCAAGCTGATGACCATGAAGGGATTCACCTGGCACAAGACGAACAAGCACAAAGGAAACAGCGCGATCGGAATGGGACATATGACCAGGGCGAACAGTGAAGACTGTCTGTTTGCGGTGCGCGGTAAACTTCCTGCCCGCATGGATGCTTCAATCTGCCAGCACGTTACGGCGCCTCGCCTGGAGAACTCGCGCAAGCCGGACGTAATCCGGGAAAAACTGGTTCAGTTGCTTGGCGATGTACCTCGCATTGAGCTATTCGCCCGCCAGTCGTCACATGGCTTCGACGTATGGGGTAATCAGTGCGACGGTCCGGCGGTGCAACTTCATCCAGGTTATGCGCTGGATGTTACAGGAATGGCGCTGGCATTCTCAAATGCTCCGCTATCACCATCAGATAATCAGGGGCGGGAGCGTGCAGCATGACCATGTTCAATGAGGCGGAGTTAATCCGCCAACTGGAAGAGCAGCGCGCTGTGATTGTGCAGCGGGATAGCGTGATCCAGCAACTTCACTCTGAAGTTGCTATGCTCACCAAGGCACTGAAAAGCGCGCAACAAAACATCTTACCGTGTGAAAATCAACATCTATGGATTTGCCCATATTGCGGCGATATCCACGATAGCAGGATAGGATGTAAAGAAACAGGGAGCGTAATATTTATCAATCATTAA